CACTGCACCTACCCCCAAAGGCGGACCCCCGATGAGGGGCGCTGGCTCGAGTTAGCAACGGGCGTTAGTGGAGGGGATTAACCCACCCCCCACGTGCCCGTTACTGGGCTCACACCAGCTTCACCGCTACAGGGGGGGAAAGTTACCCCCTAGGCCTAATCAGGCCATCACGCCAGATTATATCTGGCGACCCACCGGCGTTTCAATGTGGCTGCGCCGTGCAGCACGGAGTACTCCATAGGCTTTTTCGCCCTTGGAAGAGAGAGATCTTTAAGTCTCTCTAACTTTTCAAGAGCTTTATGGAGTGCGGCAAACCCATCTATTGGATCTTTTAATTCAACAGAGGAGGGGACCCACGCACGTATTTCCGCGTCGTGATACCTTCTATTGTAGCGCATTGTTACTTTAGAAGTTGGACCCCAGAAACGTTTGCCTAAAATTCCCGAGGACTCACTTATGTGGGGCAAAGGCCCCAAAATCTTCTCAGCTCTCTCGAAGAGAAACTGAGAAGTGTGGTAGTAACCGTTTTGGTGAAATCGGTTACCGTTTTCCACACACGAAATGAGTTCAGAGGAATTCCGTAGGTTTTTAGGTAGATCGTTTGTGATATATACGGGCGTTACGTCCGTACCACAAAATGCATCTACTCCGCAAGATTCACGGAATTTTCCGCGATAAAAAGTCTTGCGGTCATTTACCTTACAATTGTATTTTTGTAGGTAATCAAAAACCACAGTCGCAGCGTCCGCGGGAATGATTAAATCATCCCCGTAGACGAAGACGTCGGACGTAACACGTTCTATGTTACGTCTGCTTACAGGAAGGTTGTGAAACCTCAGAAGAGCCATTACACATATAGTGTAAAAATACATTGACTCAACTGGGAAACACAGAGCATTACCCATAGAAGCGAACTTAGACAGATGGACAATACGTCCGTCTGGTAACTCCGCTCGTCTTGACCGGCATGCTTCAATAGCGTCCCGTAAATCGGGATTACTATCGAACATCAAAAGGGCAAGATCAAGGGGAACCCTATCACTCGCGTCTTTTAAGTCGATGGTCGCAAACCGACTGTCGATCGAAGAACTCATAGCCAAGACCTGATTAACCGACTGATCACTAAAATTAACGTGACCAGCGGTCAGGTAATCGGACTCGAGCTTCTTATATAGAATGTCTCGAATCGCCTGCTGTGCATATTGCATGCAAGCTGGTTCGATCGCTATGATACGTGGGGCTTTCTTCGTTTTCGGAACGAGAACAACCCGAGAAGGTTGCTCCATATCCGAAGATACATAGGTGACTTGCTTAAGCTCCTCTGTCTCAACAAATGATTCTCCGATAGATAACGGAAAACCATTGCCGATAAGAGGGAAATAAGGCTCAAGCCTATGGTGCCATATACGCCACCGGTACTTCCCGTTAGGGGTGTACCGTTCGGCAGTATTAC